TTTATAAGATACTTACTTGCATCAGCAACAGAATTATTAAGAAAACTTGATTTATTAATAGCGCAACTTGAAGCTTGTGATACAACTAAAGATTCTGCTGTTTTATTAGATTTAAAAGCTAGTTATGCTGACTTAAAACAAATACAAGAGCAATTAGGAACCTATATAGCACTTTATGATGGTAAGACGAATCCTGATACAGCAAATTTTGGTAAGTACAGCATAAGAGTAGTTGACGAAGAATTAACCGATAAATCAATAGTTAATAAGCGTAGAAGAGGTATAGCAGTTAATGAAAGTGGAAACATAGTCGCTCAATCAGATTTAACATTTGCTACTAATACCTCTGTTATTATAGAAGAAGTGAAAGTTAAACTTGTCAGTCTAAAATTAGTAGCACCTCAATTTAGTGCTTTTACTGGTTCTGATTTAGCCGTTATTACAACTTCTATAACTTACTTAGAGGACGATACATCCCTAAACCCAGAACTTAATGTAGATGCGCTACTTCAAGACAATCCAGATTTACCTGATAGTGTAGATACTGATGCAGGAACAGGATTAAATGCTTTTATTAACAATCTACCTGGAGGTAAAAAATTAAGAATTAGAACTAGAGCTGTTATGCAACAAGCCAGTGCTAAAGTCAAGTCACAAATTGATCAAGCAAAGGTAGATGGTAATAATGCCTTAGCAGCTCCAAATGTAGCCACTTCGGTAGGAAAAGAAACGGGAAATCAGAACAACACAACACCTCAAAATAGTAACCCAGGTGGTATTAAGTTAAACTAATAAAAACGCAATAAACAAATATTTATAAGCATATGGGACAAACAGATTTACTTAGGAAGCTTATCCGCGAAGAAGTTAGAGCGGTTTTTCAAGAAGAACTAGCAACTATTCTTAAGGAAGCCATTATATCTAACAAACAACCAATCACGGAATCAATAGCTCCAAAAAAGCCAACTATTCCTGGAACCCTTAATACTCAGCCAGTTAGAAAACTAGCTGTACCTAATGTAGGTGCAAATAATCCTTTAAAGAGCTTACTTGCTGAAACAGCTCATTCAATGTCAGAAGATGATGTGGAAGGCTTCAGCTTTGATTCGGGAGACGCAGCTGGATTTCCAGGTATACAAGGATTTACGAAAGAGGTGCCAGTAGTTGATTCAGTTGGAGGTATGTTTGCAGCTGCAAGACCTAGTTCAAACTTAGATGCTATTCAAATCAACGCAGTACCAGATTTTACAGCTATAATGGCTAAAATGCAACAAAATGGAGAAGTTTAATGGCATATAATGTAAGAAATATAAATGTACTAGATTTAAGACCTTCCACTGGAATTGGAGTTTCTTTGCCTTTTAATAATCCTGCTGTATTTAAAACCGTTTATAATACAAAAGATCAGATTAAGTATAATTTAATAAACTTTTTATTAACAGATCCAAGAGAGAGAATTTTTAATCCTAATTTTGGTGCTGGTATTAGAAATTCATTATTTGAACAAATAACCGCTGAAACAACTGATAATTTAGATACTTTAATTAGAACAGGTGTCGAGAAGTATTTTCCTAATGTAGTTATAACTACTTTAACTTTTGGAGGTATTCCCGATCAAAATCTTTTAACAATTAACTTCTCATATAATATTAAGAATACGAGAGAATCAGACACTATAACACTAAGCATAAATGGCTAACAAGGATATAAGATACCTCAATAAAGATTTTGGCACTTTTAAGGAAGCGTTAATTGAGTATGCAAAAGCATACTATCCTACTTCCTATAATGATTTTTCTACATCTTCTCCTGGCACTATGTTTATTGACATGGCTGCTTACGTTGGAGATGTATTAGCATTCTACTTAGATAATCAAACCCAAGAGACTTTTTTAGAGTATGCAAAGCAACCTTCTAATTTATACAACTTAGCTTATATGTTAGGTTATAGACCAAAGGTTACTTCCGCAGCTATTGTAAACTTAGACGTATACCAACAACTACCTGCATCAGGTTCTAGTTATGCACCAGACTTTAATTATGCTTTGACTGTGGAAGAAGGAGCACAAATTAAATCAAACGTAAGCAATAATATTTATTTTTATCTTCCGAACTCAGTTAACTTTAATTTATCATCATCGATAAATCCAACCGACATATCGGTTTATACTACAGTAGGAGGTAATCCTAACACATATCTTTTAAAGAAAACTACTCAAGCGATTTCTGGTCAAGTTAAATCAACTACTCTTACTTTTGGTGCTGCAGAAAGATTTCCTGTTAGAAATATTCAAGATACCAATATAATTGAGATTATAAATGTTACAGATAGCAATGGTAATATATGGTACGAAGTGCCTTATTTAGCTCAAAACTATATTTTAAAACCTGTTACTAATACAGCACTTCACTATCCTCAATTATATCAAGAAGCCAATCAAGTTCCTTACGTTTTAGAAAAACAACTAGTTCCTTATAGATTTGTATCTAGATTTAAAGAGAACACTTCTTTGGAATTAGAATTTGGAGCAGGTGTATCAGCTGTATCAGCATCAGGATATTTACCTAATCCAAACAATGTTGGCATTGGTACAGTAAATGGTATAACTCTTTTAAATACAGCCTTCGATCCAACAAATTTTGTAACAAATGATGTTTACGGATTAGCACCACAAAATACAACTTTAACAGTTCAATATTTAGTAGGTGGTGGAGCTGTTTCCAATGTTCAAGTAAATCAGTTAACTAGCATAGTAACTGCTACAAGTAATTTTGACAATACTCCTTCTAACTTAAATACTGCTGGCAACATACAAGCTTCTTTAGCAGTTAATAATGCAGAGAGAGCGATTGGTGGCGGTGACGGAGATAGTCCAGAGCAACTAAAACTAAACACACTTAATCAATTTCCTTCTCAAATGAGAGCTGTAACACAGCAAGATTATTTAGGAATGGTATTAGGTATGCCAGCTAAGTTTGGACAAGTAGCAAAAGCTTACGTAACTAAGGATGAAGCAACTTTCTTTCAATATGTAGTTAATCAACCAGGAGAGAGAGACCCTTTAGCAACCTCAATTTATTTACTTTCCTATAATGTTAATGGACAATTTGAAGTACCTGGACCAGCCCTTTTAAAAAACATTCAAACATATTTAAGAGAGTATAGAATGCTTACTGATACTATAAGATTAAAATCTGCTTATATTATAAATATAAAGGTAGCTTTTGATGTTATTATTTTACCTAATTATTCTGCTAGAGATACAATAGCTAATTGTTTAACTGTATTAAAAGCATTTTTTAATAGAGAAAATTGGCAAATTAATCAACCTATTATTTTATCAACCATCTATACATTACTAGATCAAGTAGCTGGAGTACAAACGGTTAATAAAGTTGCCATTTTAAACTTATCAGGAACAGATACAGGTTATTCGCAATATAGTTATGACATAGCAGGAGCAACTTTAAATGGAGTAATCTATCCTTCTTTAGATCCATCTATCTTTGAAGTTAAGTATCCTGACACAGATATTCAAGGACGTGTAGTAACATTATAATAATATGGCAGTATACCAAATATTCGCATCTGCAGATGCAACAATTTATTCTCGATATCCGGTTAAAAATACCGGTATTGATCAAGTATTAGAATTATCTGTTAAAAACTCTCAAGATGGAGTAGCGTTTTATAATAAGCAACAATTAATAACTCAAAATCCTTATTATACTTACGATTTAGCTGCAAATGATAATTACAGCACTACGGATCAATTATTTCCTCAATCAGATATTAGAAGAGCAGTATTACAATTTTCTAATACAGATATTAATACTTTAAAGACTTTTGCATCTCAATCTATTAGTAGTTCTTACGAAGCAAATCTTAAATTAAGCTTAGCTTTTGCTCAAAACTTAAGTCAAACATATTCTTTAGATGTTTTTCCTGTTTCTCAATCATGGATTATGGGAACAGGAAGATTTGCACAAGTACCTCAATCAACAAATGGAGTTTCTTGGTTATATACAGGACAATCGGGAAGTTCTGCTCCGTGGGTAGAAGACTCTTTTTATTGGGGTAATATAGACTTACCTAGATGGGAAAGTGCAAGCTTACTCTGGAATTATAATGTAACTCCTACATCTTCTTTTTATATAACTGGTGGTGGTTCTTGGTACGATAATATTGAAGCAACGCAGAGCTTTGACTATATGTCAAATAAGGATATGAATGCAGACATAACCAACATTATGTCCTCTTGGTTTTCTAATTCAATTCCTAACTATGGCATTATTGTAAAACATCCTCAAGCTGTAGAAGAAAATCCAGATGCATTTATTGATTTGAAGTTTTTCTCAGTTGATACACATACAATTTATCCTCCTACTATTCAATTTAAGTGGGACGATTCTCACTACTTTCCACAAGGATCTAATTTCGTATTAAATGATCAAATTACATTAGTTTTAGCAAATAATCCTGGAGAGTTTACTCAAGGTAACAATTATAAATTTAGAACAGGTGTTAGATATACATACCCACCAAGATCTTTTTCAACTCAATCTGTTTATTTAAATCAACTTTACTTATCTGAAAATTCATGTTGGGCTTTACAAGATGTAAAGACTAATGAAATGGTAATAGATTTTGATAGTAATTATACAAAGTTGAGTGCTGATAGTGTAAGTAATTATTTTTATATGTATATGAATGGGTTGGAAATTAACAGATTTTATCGTATATTTGTTAAGACTAAAATATATTCAACAACATTTGGTCCTTTATCAATATATAATAATGAGCAGTCAATTTACGATGCACTTTCTCTCTATTCGGCAGATGACTTAGCACTACTTCCAGCCGAAGAGATAATCTTAACAGGACAAAATTTAGTATTTAAAGTTATAGCATAATGAGTGAAAAAGTTGATTTAATAAAAGAAGTTTATGGACGTAACACTTACCCAAGAGTTATAGACACTTCTTTTAATGAATTATATACCCCAATAACTGCTTCAACTATTACTCAACAAGTTACTGTAGAAGCATTTTTTGATTTGTATAACGAGTTGTTTTTTCAAATACCAGCTACTGGTGAAGTAAATTCTCACGAATACTTAGTAGCAAGAAGTACTGAATATTTAGGAGGCGTTACTTTAACAGATTCGGAAAAAGCTTATATAGAAGAAATAAATTCACTAAGACAACAATTGTTAGAGGCGAATTCAAACTATACAAATTTAACTAAGATACTATAATGGAGACAGTTGATATTACATATCTAGGTTCGAATGATCAATACCAGCAGTATAATAATACTGATTTAGCTTTAGTTAATAAATCCTTTATTACTCCCTCTTTTGGTGGACCAACTGACTACATTGAATTTTTCATAAAAGACTTGGCAGGATCGGTTGTAGGAAGTAACTATAATATAACTGATTATAATATTGGAAGTACAGTTAATCCAAAAAATAATACCACTAGTGAACTTAATTTAGATCCTGAAGCCGATGTTAGAGCACAAGGTTTTAATAGAGGAAGCGTTAATGCCAAGTATAACTTTTTTAGAAAGTTAATAGCATCAGGTCCCGATCCTAGACAGAACTTTTGGATTAAAGAAATTTCAAGATCTAGGACAGAAATTAAAGCGGCACGACAAGACTTATCAAATTTAGAATTATCCACTGCTTTTAATGAATTTAACGGGATTCTAGGCACAGATGCCTACTATCCTGACTTCTTACTCGACTTTGGATTAGACATTCAAATAATAGCTGTAAACGCTGTTTACGTGGAAGAGGATGGGCAAGGGTATGTTATATTTAAACTATACGAACCATTACCAACCACCTTCGATATAAAGGCTGCTTTTTGGGCAGTGTTTCAAGTAGCAGAACCAGCAGAATTTAATGTTACAATAAATGTAACTCCTGATCTTCTACCCACATCTGCTCCTTTAAGAGGTCCCAACTATAAGGTTAGTATAACCGATAAAGTTAGTAAAACAACTCCTTATTACAATTATGCATCTTTATTTTTAACTTCGGTAACATCATCTTACCAACAGTTGAAATCTATGATGGATGAAAAAGGTATTCAAATAAATGTTGATTATAGTAACTTTGATAACTTTATACACTTTTCATCTGCAACAGAGAGATTGTATAATTTTAAATATAAAGTTCAACAAATTGAATCAGCATCATCTGGTTTAGCTTCCACCAATACAAGTGCTTCTAGAGTTACACTTCAAAGTCAAATAGATAACATAGTAGAAAAGTTTGATGGATATGAATACTATTTGTATTTTACATCTGCATCAACGGCATGGCCTAAGACTTCTACGACACAACCATATCCATTATATTCTGTTACATCATCACAAGTTACTACGTGGTTAGGTAGTCCCTATATAAATCCTACTAGTAATACAATGAGTATGTACTTCTCATCATCTATGTACGATAATGGCAATAAAGATTGGTTACAATATGCAACTCCTGGATATATTAGAGATGATCAAAATAACGGACCGTACTTAGTATTCTTGGACATGGTTGGTCAACACTTTGATAACATTTGGATTTATCTTAAGGATTTAAGCAATAGATACTCTGCTGAAAATAATCCTTTTGTGGGTGTTTCTATGGATCAAGTAGGAGATGCCTTAAGAAGTTTCGGTATTAACTTATATACAAACACAAATGTATCAGACAATATCTACTACTCTTTATTAGGTATAAATCAGACAGGATCAGCCTTACCTGTAACTTCTAGCGGCTATTCTCGAGTTAATATAGCAAGTAGTAGCTTATATCCTTTAGCAGGACAACCCTACTTAACAGCTTCTTTATCTCTTCCTCCATTTGGACAAGAGTTTATTAATCGCTATGTAACAACCTTCATTACTGCATCAGCAGGAGTCACTTCTAGTTTTGCAACACTTCCAGCAGAGCAATTAAAGAATGAAATTTATAAGCGCTTATATCATAACTTAGCTTACTTACTTAAAACGAAGGGTACAGATCAAGGTGTCAAAGCTTTAATTACAACCTATGGTATTCCTCAAGATATTTTATCGGTGAATGAATATGGTGGTTATAATATTTACGATGTAGCAGGTATTCAAGAGTTAAATAGTAACAATGTTACTACAGGTAGTGTATTAAATATATCTAGTAGCTTATTATCTCCTTTCACTACCTTACAGTATTATCAAAACGATTTCGATAGAACATCGCCTGATGTTGAAGTAGGATTTTCTCCAACCGATAATATAAATGCAGCAATTACATCTTCAGGATTAGTAACAGCCTCTAATGAACCAGGGTATTTTAATATAATGCAGTATATTGGAGCACCAGATTTACAATATACTCCTACATATACTCCTTTAGTACAGTTAGAAAACACTTTTTTTAATAGCACTTTTACAGGAAACGCTCAAACAGGATTAACAAGATTTAATGTTTGGGATTTCATTAGAACAGTAAAGTATTATAACAACTCCTTATTCAAAATGATTAAGGATTTCGTGCCTGCAAGAGCAAATTTAAGTACAGGCATTATTGTTAGATCTCATATTTTAGAAAGAAATAAATACGCTAGACATCAACCTACAGCTATTATTGAAGGAAGTTTGAGTGTTATAAATATGGTATCTGTTACAGGGTCAGCTCCTGGTGGTCGTTTATATGACACATCTTATACCGCTTCCATTCCAGTTCAATATCAAAGCTCTTCAAATTATTTAGGAAGGGCGTATGGGTATATTCCTTATATATCAAATACAGGAATAGAAAATTTCACAGGACAGTATAGTGGATCTAATTTGTATATCTCTAATTATTTTCCTCAAGTAGGTGTTTCTAGTTATTTAGCTCCAAACACTTCTTCTGTTGCTCCATCCCAGCATGGAGGCCAAAGTATAATGTTTACAACCTATTCGTTAAACTATCTTATTAATAATGTAACAGGTTCTACTTTATCACAAAGATTTTTAGAGTTAGATTATAACAGTAATCAAATAATTCCTACCAACTATGGATTAGTGACTCAATCCATAAGTCAATCAAATATAATAGGACCTTATTCTCAAAGCCAACAAACATATTCTCAGTATTCCCAAACACAGGACTACAACTACTATTTACGTAGGAGTATGATTCCAAGATATAGTGGCTCTTACATATCAGGTTTGTACTACAACATATTTACACCGCAAAATGCAACCTATTCTGGTGATATATCTTATGGCAACGCTCCGGTAATTAATTATTATACGAGTAAGTTAGGTTTATTTACGCAGATACAATCTAGTTCTTTTATTCCTGGAGCAGTTAATGCTTCGCTAGCTTATCAAGCAGATGTATCGGGTGGTTTATTAGAATTAAATCAGAATAATAAAAGTTGGCAAGATATCCAAAATACTTTTGTAGCAGGAACTACTTTAACAGTTAAACAATTTGATAATAAAAAATACAGTAACCAAGTTGCAACAGATGGTGTAAAAACCATTTACAATAGTGGTTACAACTATACTCCTGAATTATATTTTAATACAAGCAGTGACAACAAATTATATTTTCAATTTGCAGCTAATGCTACTGCAGGTTCTGTATCAGCCAAAAACGTATATTCTCTAGGTAATGCAAGTGGTAGTGCTACTACTCCTAGATATCAATCAAACGCATACGGACAAATTTATAATATATTTGACAGTGTAGTATCCAATCCAAATAATTCATATAACGCAGGTAGTTTAACAAATCAGACGTATTCTTCATTTACAGCTTCATATGCTGGTGCTAGAACCTTCGTTGGTAATTTTAGTGTAGATATTATAATGACTGGATCAAACCAACAAGTTACTTACAGTCTTTCTGCTACTAAAAACGGTACAGTTTTAGGTAATGGATTTTCTTCTGCTTCTTTTATTTCAACACAAAATGCAGGCTATGTGCAAAATGGAAATGTTTACATAAATCCCGTTGTACCTATTTCAAGTCCTATTTTAGTAGGAGGACCTTACATATACCACGGACCATTTTGCGTAACTGGCTCAACTGGAGTACCAATAGGTGTTACAAGCAACGATTCGTGGATATCAGCTTCAATTTACAGTTATTCTGGAGGCGGAGGATACCTTGCGGTAAACCTTAGTTTTGATGGAGCCGGACCTTACTACGATGCTAACGGATACTTAGATAGTATTGTTGCCTATTACCCAGGAAGCCTTCAAAATTGTAGTCCATTAACTTATCTTCAAAATGCTCAAACATTTCCTCCTACAAATAACACAACAACTACTTTAAACTTAAGTATATCAACAGATCAAATTAATCTTAACACTGGAGATAAAGTTTTATTTAAAGTATTGAGTAATTATACAGGAAGCACTCCAAACTTTACTGCATCAGTATCAGTAGGTAGTTTAGCAATAAATGAAACTATAACACAAGGTAGTTATCCATATGCTTCGACTAGTTCTGGCGCTTTTATAAATGGATTATCAAATACCGGATCTTATGGAACCATAACCCTTAGCTCTGATTTAAGTAATTTTAATACCTATCAATTTATACCCTTCTTCACATCAGGAGGTTTATCATATTCTAGTAGCTTATATAACAAGTATGGCGATGTAAATACATCATTTTCGCCACAGCCATACGATAAAATAATTTTACAAGATGTTAATGGAATTATACAAAATTTAGATGTTTATACTGCAAGTTTGAATAATGGTCAACTTCAAATTACAACAGTTCCCACTATATTAACTAACTGGACTGCGGATAAATCTTTAGTTCAAAACTTTCTTCTTTTGAGAAGATATAATGATGAACAAAATGTAATAATAACCTATAACAAACCACCAGGTCAAACATCCTATGGATTTTTAATTCCAGATACAGTTAGTCCTCAAATAACCAATAATATTAATACCCTACAAGCAGCCGTACAATCACAATTATTATCGACCCAGACTGCTGTAACTTCACAATAATTTTACAAAATAATCTATTTATAAAGAGATAAATCACAAAAAATATGGGATATTTAAATAACACATCCGTTGTAGTAGACGCAATTTTAACTAATACAGGTAGACAATTGCTAGCGCAAAACGACGGTTCTTTTCAAATCACGCAATTTTCACTTTCAGATGATGAAGTAGATTACACTTTGTATAATCCAAACCAACCATCAGGATCTGCATTTTACGGTGAAGCAATCGAAAATATGCCAATTATACAAGCATTTCCTGAATCTAATGAAATTATGAAGTATAAGCTAATTACTCTTCCAAGAGGAACAGCTAAATTACCTGTAATTAATATCGGATATAATACAATTGTTATTAAACAAGGTGCTTCGCTTTCTATTACTCCACAAACATTGAACTATTTAGGAGCCACTTCTACATTTGAACAATCGGGATATGTAGCTACAATTGGAGATGTTAGAACAATGTCTGCATTTAATGGTGTAGGTATTAATACTCCTGATGCAACTGCATTAAACGCTACAGGTACAATTACGGTCGGTACTAACGTATCTAAGACAGTAATTGGTACTTCAATTAACTTGACAGCTACAACCGTCAATACCTTATTTGGCAGTAATACAATTCTTTATACAACATTAACTGTAATTGGTCGCGATTCAGGTGCAAGAATTCAAATCCCAGTTCAAGTAACATATGTAAACCAATCATAATATGTCATTCACTACTTTAGGTCCTTCAGATTTTGTTATTAGTACAGATTCAATTACAGCTCCTGCTTGGAGTTCTAATGTTCCTGTCCTATCAAGCTTTTATACGCAGACGCCTGCAAATGCAACATCTATAACTCAAAATGCTTTTTATTTAAACGTATTTAATGCACCTGTAGGTTCAACTAGCGCATCCGTCCAATTTGCAATTGCTTATGGAGACCAAGTTGGATCAGGATCTTTGCCCTATAACGCTTTGGTACCAGGTGTAACTCCTTCTCTAACAACTTACAATCAGTATAACACTTTAATATACGGACCAGCAGTATCTTCTTCTACGCAAGGATTTAATTTTGGTGGTGTGGCAACAAACGCTCCAACCATCTTTGCAATTAATGTTGATAGAAACAGATACAAAGAAAGTCTATTTCCAGGAACGTTTAATTTAACCTTAAGCAACGGCGCTAATAAAATTACAATCTGCGATAATAGTAATGCTACTACAGTAGTGAATTATTTAGATTGCGGAAGAGTTTTTGATCTAGTATCAGGATCTAATGGATACCCTGCTACGACAACAAGCACTGGTCAAACTGGAAACGGATATAATGCATCAGGGTCTTATGGTATGTATTTACCAGATATTGGAGTAATTTTATTAAATGCAGGAGCTTTGACTTTGGGTTCTGGAAATGGAGGAGGTATTGGATTAAGCTTAGATAGGAATAATTACACATCTACTATTAGTGCAAACACTCAATTATACACGTCTTCTGTTAATAATAACTCTTTATTTACAGCAATTTCTGGTGGAGCTTTAGTAGCCAATTCTTATGGCTTTCAATTAAACTCACAAGAAAATATTTCATCTGATTATATTTTCTGCAGATTAAATAACCAAGAATATAACTACTCTTCAAATCCAACATTTGTATCTGGATCGGGTAATTTATTATTCCCTAGCATGGTTTATAATCCTCAAACATATGTAACAACTGTAGGTTTATATAATAATAATAGTCAATTACTAGCTGTAGCAAAATTATCAAGACCTTTAGTAAAAGACTTTACGAAAGAAGCACTTATAAGAGTTAAATTAGACTGGTAATAAAGTAAAAAATGAGTAGAGCATCAAATAGTCTTAAAGCAACAGATGTAACAGCTACTCCCATAAAACTTAAATACTCTGCTTCTTATAGCAACACGTCTATATGCGACACAGGAATTTATGCAAAAAGTGGGATTAATGGCCCCGTTACAATTACTGGTTCT